CACTTTGTGAAAAGGTTCAAAAATTACCATCAAAGCAATTATGGCGACATAATCAGGCTGGTGATCTACCAGGAAACGGCGATAAAATAAATGTTACTATGCTCAATAGGCTAGTAAAATCTAACGCAGGTAGAAACGGGTTTACTTATACCCATAAGCCGATGATAGGTGAAAACAAAAAAGCCGTTAAATTAGCCAATAAAAACGGCTTTACAATTAATCTTTCCGGCAATGATCTAAAACATGCCAGAAAACTAAAGAAACTTAACATTGCGCCCGTTGTATCAATTGCGCCTCTCGAGCTCGAGAGACAATCAAAAAAAGGGCAATGGATTGAAACAACGACGGATTGGAAAGATCGCACCCAAAATTGGCGGGAAAACAATGCAGATGTTACGTTATGCCCTGCTACCAATAGCGACATAAAATGCATTGATTGTAAATTGTGCGCCATTGCAAGCCGCGAAACAATTGTAGCTTTCCCTGCGCACGGCTTTAGAAAGAACAAAGCCAATAAAATAGCTTGTAATTAAAAACAGGCTATGCAATAAAGAATAACCTTAACCTATTGGAGAATAGAAAAATGTCAGAACAAACAAAATCCGATCAATTAGATCATATTATCAAAGAATTGTCGGAGGGTTTAGCGGATACTGTCAAAGCGATAGAATCCGGCATCAAAACAACACAAAATAACTACGGCGCCTATATGAGCGTATTATCTCAAATTGGCAGTGATTCCGATGATCATACAAAGCGAATCGTAGCATGGGCTCTAATTGAAGCCGGTGCTAATCAACAAGGCGTTAAAGACGCAATGAGGGCGCACGCTATACAATTCTAATTAGACTCCCCAAACTTGCCCGGTATCTTAATTGATGCCGGGTCTTTTTGTTATGCGCCTATAACATGGCAGATATGCGCAAAACGCGTGCAAGAATAAATGATATTTATGTTATATAATGGAAGTAACTTAATCATATGGAGTCTTAATAATGACTGATATTAATATACCAACAGGCAATGCATGGTTAGCTTTAGGCATACAGGATGAATTGGGCGGGTTTCTAGACAATTATCACGATGATGGTTTGGACGATTGCAATAACGCAATTGACTGCCAAAGTGTTATTGACCAAATAGAGAAAATTGAAACTCTCCCTGCCATACTTTCTTTATCATCCGCCGAATTAGATCAATATGAGATAGCAAAAGAAAACTTTCTAGACTTGGGCAATCATGAATCCCCCACAATCCGGGCGCTTGAACATGCCATTAAAACCCTGGGTAAAAACCCTAGTATCGATTCATTGCATTCAATAGAAGCAATTCAGGCTATTCTTAATCAGCGCGGATGTGATACCCAGGATAATAAAACCCTAAACGATGATTCACTTGTTTGCATCATTGATGTAGCAATTTACGGTTAACCCTAAACCCTCGCAACAAGGAGATAGAGGCAATGTATCAGGTTTATATAATTAATGATTTCGGAGAATTGCTAGATAGTACCTTCAAGACATTTTCAGGGGCTTGGGAACAAGCAAAAAAACTACAGTCTTTCGGTAATTATTGTAATATCTATAAGGCATAAACCCTCAAACATAGTAATAGAGAGCCCCTCAAGTAGAGGGGTTTTTTATTGCCTGAATCGTCAAAACCGGGCGAGGAAACAATGCAAGGGCGTAGCAATATACCATAGGGGATAAGACTAACCTTGAAAGCCCATGATAATAGGGGGATATCATTAAATATCCCTTAGTTCTGCCATTGTTTAGATCAATAGGCATTTAGAGCCTGTTACAGCGCATCTAATCATTAGGTTGATTTGCTATACCACAGCCCATCTATTCCCCCACAGCACACGAGACATTAATAGACCAAACCAAGCACAAAACATGAACTGGACGTGTTCTCGGTTTGTTCTCATTGAGAAGAACAAAAGAGCACATGTTCACGATTTGTTCTCCAGGAAACTCGTACTACATAAGATCACGCTTTGTTCACCTTTTGTTCTCGTATTTGTTCACGTTTTGTTCCCCTAAAGAACAAATGGAGAACGGGGCCTTTGGGTGAAGGGGCCTTTGCCTCTTCGGCTTCGGGCTATATCTCAACATCTCTATTTATCAATATACACTTGACAGGGGGGCTCAATTTTTTTAAAATACAATTTTTTCACTATACAGGAGATTGAGAATGACTATCAGGTACACCAACGGCTTCGCTATCATAGATGAGCGTGGTGAATGGGCTGATACCCAGGTATCCTACGATCTTGCGATGGACACGGTAAAGTTCTACCAGGGCAAGGATTCTGTTACCATACAGGCTGAGTCTGTGAACGAACTCATCGAGGCCCTGTCTAAAATTTTTAAGTCCAAAAATGGCTGACCTTTATCTCATAGACCGGTAGTTTGGCTGTTTTCTGGGATTGCTGTATAATCCCGCTTGAGATGGTAGAACTTACACTAGATTACGAGCCTTCTGAGCGTCAGCGGGTGATGCATGGTACTATTGCTACGCAGATCTTCTACGGAGGTGCTGCTGGTGGTGGTAAGTCCAGAGCTATGCGAGCAGAGGCTTTTTCTCTCTGTATGGCTAATCCCGGCCTGGAATCGTATCTTTTTCGTAGAACGAACAAGGAGCTCATAGACAACCACGTTCGGCCCTTTATGAAGGAGATTCCGCAGATTCTTCCAAATGGGGAGAAACTCTATACTTACAATGCGGATAACAAGAGGATACAGTTTACCAATGGCTCGGCTATCAACTTTGCATACTGTGAGAATGAGCATGACGTTACTCGCTACCAAGGTGCGGAGATGCACGCGCTATTTGTTGATGAGGCTTCTCACCTCACTGAGTACCAACTCACTTACCTTCGAACAAGGGTACGCCTTGGAAGTTGGAAACCATCCAAAGAATACGAAAAATTCCTCCCAAAGATCATATTTGCCTCGAATCCGGGAAACGTAGGACATTCCTTCTTGAAATTAAATTTCGTGGACGCCGCTCCCCGCGAAACATTATTCTACGATGAGTCCACCGCAGACCCAGAAGACAACTACCCCGGTCACCTATCAATCTACATACCCGCAACGATGGACGATAACCCGCATCTCGAGAGGGGTTACTCCGGGCAGTTCTCAGCTTTGGAGCCTGAGCTCGCAAGGGCCCTCAGAGAGGGTGATTGGGACGCTGTCGTAGGTAAGGCCATCCATAATCTCAGTCGTGACAAGCATATGACCCGCGCATTCTCCCCGCCGCGGCATTGGACGAAGTTCATGGTGATGGACTGGGGAACCGCCAAACCCTTCTCTGTGGGCTGGTATTGCGTCTCCGAGGGGGCAGAGCTCGCAGCTAAGGACGGTCACGCCGCTAAATGGCTCCCAGAGGGGTCTATTATCCGCTATAGAGAGTGGTACGGCTGGAATGGACGCCCCGATAAGGGCTGTCGTCTAGATTCTCCGTCAGTAGCTCGGAAGATCATCGAGATGGAGAAGGAAAATGACGAATTAATGGACTTCCGCGTAGGTGACTCGCAGATGTGGGCGCAGTTCGATGGCCCCTCGACACAGGAAAACATGCGTCACGCCACCGATGGGTATTTCCAGCTTAGAAAGTCCAAGAAGGACAGAAATAGAAACTATTCGGAGATCATCTCCAGACTAGCAGGAAACCCCGACTTTCGCGTAGATGGCATCGAAGACTTCCCGATGTTCTACTGTGCTGAGAATTGTACGCATTTCTGGCGTACGGTTCCGATCCTCGTCCTGGACGAGACTGACCCAGAAAAGGGCCCAGGAGGCAAGCAGGAAGACCACGTCTACGATGAAGTGGCGTACGCCATGCGCTGTCGTCCGTACGTCTCCACGGAGAATACCAGATGGGAGATTGAACACGGCGAGGAAGCCCGTAGAGCTCTAGGTAGATCGGTCGATCCTTATGCGACAGCCTGATTGGTCGGATAGGATGCTCGAGTTGTTCATCCTCGCCGTGAAAACGCAACAAAAGAACAAAAAAACACCAATATTCGATAATAATGTTATAAAATACAAATAAGATTTGACATATTCTTTCGTCTGTGCTACAAAGAACAAATGAGCAACACCCTTAAATGCTATGCAAGCGAACACTGGATTTCACGTACTATCATGCCAGCATTCGCAGAGGGGGTTAGAGGTCAGATAGTTCCACCTGTAACCCTCCTAGACGGACCAGCGGCGACATACGGCATCCTCAGGGGGTGCGATACGATCATACGTCAATGCGAGGAAGTCAACAGGGACTATTGGTATTTAGATCATGGATATATTCGCCCCTCTGGGCACACCAAAGGAGACTTTTCGGGACACTACCGTGTCGTACATAACGGCAGGCAAAGATGTCCTGAAATTACTGGTATACAAACCGGGCGCTTCGAAGCCCTCGATACGGATATTCGACCTTGGCGAAGAAGAGGTCGGCATGTGTTGGTCATTCCACTCACCGGAGCAGTTGCGGATTTTTACGGAATCCCCCAAAGAGAGTGGCTCGAAACCACAATTAGAGAAATCGCTCAACACACAGACAGACCAATCAGAGTTAAAGAAAAAGGAGACGGCGACATCCAAGAGTCTTTGGAAGACTGTTGGTGCTTGGTTACGCACTCCTCGAATACAGCCGTGGATGCCCTTCTTGCCGGCGTCCCTGTTATTACTCTTGGTGGGTCTGCTGTTGCTGAATTATCTTGGAAATTCGGGCATATAGAAAACCCTTACTGGCCTGACCGTGAACCGATCTTGCACGGCCTCGCAGATAACCAATTCACCCTCGCGGAAATGAGGTCTGGCTACTGCGCGGAACAAATGGGGATAGAGGTTGTTTAATTGGCGCGGCGAGGGAGAGTTGATAAAGAACGGCTTTAGTCTAAGCCGGGACTTCAAACGCCACATCCTGTTTAATCTTCGGGTGATCAACGTCTATTTCAGATTGCGCATCCGATGGCAACACTTTAAAATATTTATCAGCTTAGGATACTTTAATGAAAATAACTGAACGGATCGACAACATAACAGGACTGACCGATGAGTACCGCCACGAAATCCTACCCGCACCTAAAAGCGTCAAAATCGAACTTACCGGACGTTGTAACTTTCGCTGCACCTTTTGCGCTCACAACACCAACCTACGTAAGACCGAAGACATGGACAGAGACCTCTTTAGGAGACTCCTCACGGAGATGCGTCACGCAGGAGTCGAGGAGATTGGCTTATTCTATTTGGGAGAGAGCTTTCTCTGCGACTGGCTCCCCGAAGCAATCACCTACGCCAAGCAGACCTGTAAGTTCCCATATGTCTTTCTTACAACGAATGGCTCGATGAGCACGCCTGACAAGGTTCGTCAATGTATAGAAAATGGTCTCGACTCGTTGAAGTTTTCCCTCAACTACGCCGACGAAGAGCAGTTCGCGGAAATCGCCAACGTCAAGCCGGCACTCTTTCAGAAGATGAAAGAAAACATCCGGTGGGCCAAGAAAGTGCGCGATGAGGTCGAAGCAAAGACAGGAAAGCACTGTACACTCTCTGGTTCCTACATCAGATACGACGACGATCAAATGGAGAAGATGAATGAAACGCTCGACGAGCTCCGTCCCTATTTGGATGAGGTTTACCCACTTCCTCTATACAATCAGGCTGACCTTGTTGGCGGTGATGCGACCGACAAAGGCTGGGAAGTCACTGCTGGTAACCGTGGAAGATGGGACGCATTACGTGATCCGCTACCCTGTTGGGCAGTCTTTACAGAAGGACATATCACGTATGACGGTAAACTCTCGGCGTGTTGTTTTGATCACGACGGTCGTTTCAACATGGGAGACCTAACCCAGCGCAACTTCATGTCGGCGTGGAACTCACAGAAATTCCAAGAACTCCGAAGGGCTCACCTCGCAGAGGATGTCACCGGCACGCCTTGCGAAGATTGCGTGGCCTACGCATGAGAATTTATATAGGATACGATCCACGGGATTCCAACGCGTACAAAGCGTGTACGGAATCTCTATTGAAATACGCATCGATCGACGTGGAGATTATTCCTCTGATCGATAAAACCCTCAGAGACCAAGGCATCTACTACCGCGGTTACCGGGTGGACGGTACAGGCCAGATGTGGGACGACAGGGACGGCAGGCCGTTCTCTACGCTGTTCTCCTTTACGCGATTCGCTGTTCCTCTCATAGAGGATTATCGTAGCGATTGGGTTCTCTTTATGGACGCCGATATGATGTGGCGTGGAGACATAGCTGACCTCGTGGCTGAGATTGACCAAACAAAGGGCGTGATGTGCGTTCAACACGAACAGAACGTAGATGGCGAACGTCTCAAGATGGACGGTGTGATTCAAAACCCCAACACCCACGGGCGTAAGAACTGGTCCTCGCTGATGCTGATTAAACCGTCTCTCTGTACGCAGATGACGCAGTACGCGCTGAACAACATGACAGGCGAGTGGTTGCACTCCCTATTGTGGATCCAAGATGATCTAGTCGGAAGTCTTCCAGAGGAGTGGAACTACCTTGTTGGGTATTCCGATCCAAAGATAAACCCGAAGATAGTTCACCACACCCTGGGGACACCTGACATGGTGGGTAAGACAGAATACGATGAGGAGTGGTGGTCTTATGTTACTTCCTAAGAGCGACAAACACTTTAAGACACGCAAGGTCGAAGGATACCAGCGCAAGGTCTACGACAAGGCCATAGCACTATGCGAGGAAAAGCGTGTAGCTATTGACATCGGCGCTCACGTCGGAATCTTCACGGTTCGCATGGAGGAAGACTTCGATGAGGTCTTCGCCTTCGAGCCGGATAAGGCTAACTTTGATTGCCTCACGAAGAACACCCAGAAAGCTCATCTGTTCAACAACGCCGTCCTCCACTGTGAGACGCGCTACAAGATGAACAATCCATCACCTCAGAACTCGGGCGCCTGGGAGGTCGAGCCGGGTGGTGATAAGCACAGCACCTACCTAGACGCGTTTGACTTCGACCATGTAGATCTAATCAAGATGGACATCCAGGGGTGTGAGAGAGAAGCTATAACCGGTGCTGTTAAAACACTGAGGGAGCACAAGCCAATTTTAATTATCGAAGATCAAGAAGGTAAAACTCTGGATGGACTAAATAATCTGGGATACGAAGAGGTTGGCAGGGTTACAAAAGATAGGATTTTTAAATGGGCGAAGTAATTAACCTGCACGACTCAGATGACGCGCCGTCCAAGGAGCGACTCCTTGAGATGGTCGCAGAAGACCTGGACGACATCGAGGATATCATTTTTATCTTCGCTAAGAAGGACGGCTCTATGGGAATAGGACACACGCCCTGCCGAGTATCAGAGCTCGTTATTGCGGCTCGTCTTTTACAGCACTATTCTGACGGGGAGATTTTTGGATGACTTTCAATCCCGCGATGGGCAAGACAGTCCACATGATACGCAAGCACCTACCAGAGAGCCCCACGGTTATAGAGCTTGGCTCGCAGACGCTCACCGTTAAGTTTGAGGATAAGCCTGACATAAAGACCACCGCGGAATTCTACGCAGAGCTCGGCTTTACCTCCTACGACGCGATTGACTCCGGGCAGGGCGGTGCCGGCACAATAGAGCTTGATCTTAACATGGTGATCGAAGGGGAACACCCGCAGTACGATCTTGTGACGAACAACGGCACCGGTGAGCACATATTTAATCAATACGCCGTCTTTGCGAACATGCACAATCTATGCAAACCAGGGGGGTACATGATCCATGTTATGCCCTGGATTAACTGGAGAAACCACGGTTTTTACAACTTTAACCCAATCCTATACCACGACTTAGCGAGGGCCAACCGCTACCACAAGGTACTGACTATGGCCTGTGACCGTAACGGCGAGAATATGTTTGAGCCTGACATCACTGAGTATAAAAAGCCGGAAGCGACAGACATCAATTATTTTATCGTCTCTGTTCTACAGAAGAAACACGACATGCCGTTCAACATGCCACAGCAGTCGAAGTATGACACGATCATCGATCCGATGAGTATTGCTAAGGGTTTTATCTGGCCTGAGGAAATAGAATTAAAGCCATACCCCCACTTTGTAACCAAATTGGAGGATGACCTCTATGACCAGCTTGAGGAAGAGTGGCCTACTGATTACGGCAGGTTTAAAGGGTGGGGTGACAATTCGCGCTTTGCCAACAACGTACTTGAACAGCATAGTAGCCGAGAAGCACTATTTGATACATCGCTGTCACCACTGTGGAAGGCTTTCCTGGAATATACTACCTCCACTCATTTCTTTCAGGAGGTTATTAAAGCCTTTTCTCCACACATACAGGGCATGTATCCGATTACTCAACTCCCTCTCAAGACGGGGATAAGGCGATTAGAGGAGGCACCCTTTGTCCTTGATACTCAGCTTGCTATCAATACTCCTGTTACTGAGCGGTCTGCTGTGCGCAGCCATCATATTGACGATCCCCGTCAGTTGTACGGTGCTCTACTATACATGCCGCACGAAGGATATAACTCCGGTGGCGACCTCGACATCTCCAAATGGAAAGGAAAGAGGAAGTTTGTTGGACGTGACGGTATGATCAAGAAAAACGAGTGCGCTGAAAAATCTACAGAAGTAGTTGTAACAATCCCATACGAGCGCAATAAGATGGTGTTCTTCCTAAACTCACCTGACTCGATCCACGGGGTAACCCCGCGTGACGTGACAGACCAATACCGCAGATACGTCAATTTCATCTGCGAAACACAAAAACCATTATTCGAGGCTAAATAATGTACGGATGGAGCTTTTATATAGAGGACCGCCCGTGGGATTGCATACGCAACCTTCACATACGAAAGAGGATGGGTCCAGGCCAGAATGCGCAAGCTGTGACAAATATAATTATGTCGGAGGTTAACGAGGGGGAGGGTATACAGGCCGTTTCGTGCATAGGGATGGATGGGTATGATGACACAAGGTCGTTCCTGCAAGCTGCGATGGACTGTGCGTGGGAAAATGGTATGAGGCCAGCAGCATACGAGGATTCACGGCAAGAACTAACCGCCACAAAATATCATCTAGAAGACATGAGAAAATTATCTAAGGTAGACAAATAATGTACGAGACAGTAACCACATTCTCCAAAAAGGGTTGGGAAGAATACGGCAAAACTTTTCTTGACAGCTATGTGAAATTCTGGTCTTTTAAGATTCACGTATATTGGGAAGGAAAGGATCACCCTGATGGCTACCCTAAAGACAAAGTCTGCTGGCACGACCTATCGAAAGATACAGACCGCCGGTCATTCCTCGAAACTTACGCCGATAAGACTTCTAAGGATTATCGCTTTAACGCAACGCGGTTCTGCCACAAAGTATATGCGTTTACAGACCCGAAGAGAAAAGCGAAACAATCTACAAAACATTGGGTGTGGCTTGATGCAGACGTTGAGACAACAGCACCGGTATCCAAGCAGTTCTTGGACAGTGTTTGCCCTGCGGGATTTAGCGGCTCGTATCTCGGGCGGAAAGATTGGCACCACAGCGAACTCGGCTTCCTATCAGTACATAAAAGCGCGTGGTCGTATCTAAAGCACATACGCCAGGAGTACAACTCCGGTAAAATCTTCGAGTACGACGAATGGCACGATTCGTACATCTTCGATCAGATTAAAGACGAGCACGGCTGGTGGTACAACATCTCAGAGGGTGTTCCCGGTATGCACGTCTGGGATGATTGTCCTCTAGGTGAGGTGATGATCCACAAGAAGGGCCCTCTCCGCAAGGTTGGCGAGAACTCTGACGCTCCTGGATACCAATCAACAAAGGAATCCGTTGGAACTGTCGGTGACTCGCAGATGCTCGTTAAAACGAAGAACTGCGTTGAAGACCAGCAAATACAGGCGAATATACAATATTCAGCTACCGTTGGCGAGAAATACCTCCCGATGTGCGAACTAGCACCTGAGGCTGTGTGTGTCCTCGTATCAGCGGGACCGTCTCTCGAGGAGCAACTCCCGCTTATTAAAGAACTCTCAGAGAAGCCGAACCACTACGTTGTGGCGGTGAAGCACGCTATATCGCTATTGGAAGGCGCCGGTATCCCTGTATGGGCCTGCATCCTTCTTGACCCTCGCCCACATGTGGCTGATTTTGTTGACGATTCCACTGACGAGAGCACGCGATTCTTCGTTGCTTCGATGTGTCATCCTAGTACGTTTGACAAATTGGCGAAAAGAGAGTACTATATTTACCACGCACATGTAGG